ACATGGCAGTGACTCTCGGTCGGGACGGCGGCGCACCAACTGGCGGCAACGGCGCGACGGGCGTTATCGCGGTGACGTGGAACCAAGAGTCGACCGCGATCGACGTGACGCACCGCGGGCTCGTCAATGCCAGCGGCATTTCGTACAAGGCGGCTACCGGCGGATTCATCACCCGCACCGCTGAGATTGAGTGCCTCGACGCGACGGCGGTTATCTCCAGCCTCGCCGGTGCCGGCACGGGCTACATCGTCACCAACGTGTCGGAGAATCGGCCGCTCGACGGGCCGGTGACGTTCACGTTGACGGCCAAGAAGACCTCCTGACCGGGAGGCAGCATGGCGATCTACCTCGGGCGTGACGTTTCCGTGACGTGGGACGGCGTGACCGTTCCCGGTGTCCGCGACGTGCAGGTCAGCGTGGCCGGCACCACGCGAGAGATTACGCCGTTCGGCAGCCGGGCGACGTTCTCGTACCACACCGGGTATGGGGTGTCGATCAGCATCGACACAATCGACGACGCCGCGGCTACGACCGCCATCGCGGCAGCCATCGCCGGCACTGAGATCGCTGTCGTGCTGGCCGGCTATTCGTTTACGGCGGTCGTCGCCAGCGTCAACGACTCGATCCCGCTCGACGACGTTCGCGTCTGGTCGATTCAGATCACCAAGACCCAAACAGGACTTCGCACGTGAAAGAGTTCAAGGACAACGAGGGCAGGCCGTGGCACGTGTCTCTGACCGTGTCGTCGGCGAAGAGGGTGAAGGACTCGGTGTTGGTGGTGCTTCCGCCGAAGTCGGCCGACGAGCCGGCCCCGACCGAGGCGGTGCCGTTCGACTTGATCGACGCCGGCGAGATCGCCAGGACGTTTCAAGTCTTGCGGTCGAACTTCTCCGCTCTCGGCGACACGCTGTACGCGATCCTCTTGCCGCAGGTCACCCAAAAGGGGCTGACGCAGGAGCAATTCCTCGACGGACTCAAGGGCGAGTCGCTCGAGCAAGGAGGGCTGGCAGTCGAAGAGGAGCTAGTCGCTTTTTTCCCCCCGCGCCTCCGCAGCGCGATCGCGGCTCTGTCAGCCAGGATGAAGGAGCTGGCGGATCAGATGATCGACAACGCGGAGGCGGCTATTCGGGCACCTGGGCCGTCATCTGGGAGTGTGCCGGAATCCTCGGCGTCTACCCCGGAGATTGGACCCTCCGAGAGTTGATGGCGGCGAGAGATGCTCGCCTGGAATCGGATTGGTGGCACACGGCACAGCAGATGGCTCAATTCGCCAACGCCAACCGTGGGCAGGGCAAGCCGGCGATCGACGCATCCAAGCTCAACCCGTTCAGCAAGGCACCGCCGCCCCCGAAGCGAGAAGCGACGCAGGAAGACCTCGAAGCCTTGTTCGGTCCCGCCGGAGGGTAGTCCATGAGTGCATCAGCAGTTCGCGGCGGTCAGGTCTACGTCGAGATCGGGGCGAATCCGTCCAAGTTTCTTTCCGCGCTCTCGACGATCAACACGAAGGTCGCCGATGTCGGCATGACTCTGGAATCGGCCGGCATGGGCATGGCGGCGATCGGGGCGGCGATTGCCGGCCCGATCATGGCCGTCGGCGGGGCGTTCGTCGAGCGAACCGCTGAGATCCAGAACATGGAGCGGGCTCTGAAGGACGTGGGCAACGCTGTCGGCGAGGCCGTCGCGCCGGCGTTCGTCGGCATCGCCAACGTCGTGGCCGGTGCCGCGAAGGCCGTCGCCAAGTTCGTCCGCGACAACGCGGCTCTCGTCCGCCTGGCGGTCGCGGTCGGCGGCTACTTCACGGTGTGGGGCACGGCAACGTACGCCCTCGGCTTCGCTATGACGACGCTTTCTCGCACGATAGCGGCGTCCATCGGGCCGGTGAGCGGCTTCCTTGGCATGGTCAAGGGTGCGGCAATCGCTGTCGGGGCGTTTGCCACGAGCGGCCCGGTGCTGGCGGCTGTGGCGGTCCTCGGCGGGCTGGCAGCCGGCGCGGCGCTGGCCGGCGTGGACTTCCGCAAGTTGGCTGGCGTGATCGGCAACGCCTTCGCCAATCCGATCGGCAATCTGACGGCCGTCTTCGGCGATCTTCTCGACACCGTCAATCTCACCGTCGAAGGCGTGTACCGGGCGATCGCGGCGGGCGACCTCGCCGGGGCCGTCGATGTGCTGTGGGCCGGCTGGGCCGCGGCGTGGGCTCGCGGCGAGCAGGCGATCATGGGATCGCTCGATCCGTGGATTGAGGCCGTGCAGAACGTCTTTTCTGACATGGGCATCGGCATGGCTCAGATGTGGGACCAGATGTGGGTGGACATGGCCACGTCGGAGTGGGGCGGCTACATCCTAGGGGCGATGGACAACGTCCTGAATGCCATGATGGCCTATTGGGACAACACCACTGGCATCATCCAAAAGGGGTGGACCGAGATGTGGCGGCGGATGGGCAGAACATCCGACGAAGCCGCCAAGGCGGAGTTCGCTCGCATCGATGCCGTGAACGCTGCCAACGCTGATCAGCGTGGCCGCGATCGTCCGGGCTTTGCCGGCCGTACCGGACTGACCGACGAGCAAAAGGCGCAGATGCAGCAGGACAGCCGCGACCGGCAAGCGGCAATGTCGGAGGAAGCGGACCGGCTGCGGCGGGAGCGTGCGGATCGGACGGCTGCCAACGTCGGCATGCGTGCCCAGGCGGTGGCCGACGCCAACCGAAATCTGCAAGCACAAGTCAATCGGTTCCCGGTTCCGCAGGCACCTATGGCGGCTGGCACGCTCAAGACGGAGACCGCCGGCACGTTCTCGGCGTTCGGCCTAGGCCAGCTCGGCACCGGCAGCGTCGAGAAGCAGCAGCTCGACGAGTTAAAGCGTATCCGCGAGGAGCTGCAACGGCAGGCCCGCGTCGGTGGCATCGGCCCCTGAGGAAAACGGCATGGCCATTCAGTGGATCGAAGACACAACGAGCCGTTCCGCGACGATCTTCCGTCTCGGTCGCCGCGATGCGTCCATCCGTTCGCGGGTGTGGAACATCGTCGGTTCTACGAACGAAGACGTGATCCACGCTGACATCAACAGCCGGATCAGCAACCTCTACCAGTACTGGACCTATCCTGGGCAGCCGCTCGTACGGCTGCGTGCCGAGAGCTATTCGCTCGAGCACGACGCCGACGATCTGTGGAAGGTCACGGTCAACTACGAGAAAATCGGTGCCGACGATCCGACGCAGTCTGGGCCGCTAAAGCGGGTGCGGTCGTTTGACACGACCGGCGGGACGCAGACGGTGACGCAGTCAAGGGGCGGCGAGGCCGGCGAGAGGGTCTACGGCCCGGCCGGGGAGCTTCAGGGCCAGAACATCCCGACGATGTACGGCGCGGTGAACGTGGACGACCGCGGCGTCAACGGTGTCGATATCGTTGTGCCGCAGCTCACGTGGACGGAGTCCTACGACGTTCCGTCTTCCTACGTCACCGCTGCCTACATCCGGGCGGTGCATCTGCTAACCGGCACCGTCAACGACGCTGCATTCCGGGGCTTTCGCAAGAACGAAGTGCTCTTCCTGGGGATGACCGGATCGCAGGAGTGGGACGCTCAGCGGGGCGACGGGCCGTTCTCGCTTGCCTACAAGTTCTCGGCCACTCCCAATCGAGGTAATGAGGCTTTCGGAGCGTCGCTACCGCCGGAGCCTATCGGCGACATTGCGGCCTACAACAAGTACGGCCACGACTTCTTGTGGGTGAAGTACGCCACGCAAGACGACCAGAACAACAACATCGTCATCCGCAAGCCGCTGTTCGTCTACGTCAACAAGGTCTATCCCGACGGCGACTTCTCGAAGATCGGCATCGGTGTGGCATGAGCGACGGCCGCGTAACTCCGGGGCCGATCAAGGGGCAGCTCTCAGCCCGTGCGTTGAACCGCGCTCAAGAGGCCGCGAACATCGTCCTAGGCCAGCGGCCGAACGGCACTGCCGACGGGCCGTCCGACGGCCCCAAGCCGTACACACCGATCCTGGCGAAGAACAACACCACCGGCACCGTCAACCGCTGGGGCGTCCTTTCCGTCGCCGGCGTGGTGTTCACGCCCTCGGGTGCGACCGGCAACGCCACGCAGCAGTTCCAAGACCAGCCGGTGCTGTCCGGCGGCTTGCCGACTGGCGGCTCGTCGTTCGTGGTCGCGGTCGAGCCGATCGCGGCCGGGAAGATCGGGCGGGTGGCGGTGGCGGGGGTGGTGCAGGCCAAGATCAACATCAACGACGCCAGCCATACGTTTGCCGCCGCCAAAGACGGCGATCTCACGCAGTTGGCGAGTGCCACCAGCGGCGAGGCACAGATTCTGTGGAAGGAGTCGGGCACCGGGACCGGCAAGTGGGCCATCGTGCGGTTCGGCGGGGCTGGTGCGGCCGGCGGAAGCCGGCTCGGCAAGGTCACCGGCACGTGGGCGAAGAACGCGACGGCGAGCGTTCAGCAGTACAGCGGTGCCGGGGCGATTGTCACCGGGGCGAGCTTCGTGGCGATCAACCGGGCGCAGACCGTCACCGGCCCCACGGGAGGCTTTTGGGTGGGCTGTGACTCGATCGACGGCACGTGGCACCTTGCATGGACGGAGTGCGTGTGATGCTGCTCGGAGGAAAAGGCGGCTGCCAGCAATGCACGTGCGTGCCGTGCGACGCATGCACGAGGACGTGCCAGAATCCGTACACGGGGACGGAGTTCAAGCCTGTCTACACCCGGTATTTCGAGG